CCTTCATCAAAGCCAGCAACCTTAGCCTTATTATACTGGCCAATACTATTATTAGTTGTCATAGCGGCAAGTGCTTTGGCAATTTCTTTATAAACGACTTCATCAAGTCCTTCAAGAACAAGATCATATACATCACTCATAGTAATATGACCATCAAGGAACTCTTCAAATCCAATTTGAGCAGCTCCGCCATAAGCAGCCATAGGAACTTCTGCTGTAAATCCATCTAACTTGAAGACTTCATATCTACCAGCAAGACCAACTCTAGTAACAAATTGTTTTGCACGTTTCTTAGCGTATTCGCTAATTCTTACACGGAATACAGGCTTATCACCTTGAGCATAGGTTCTAACATCTGCAAACTGACCGTATTCCTGGAGAACTTTCGCAGGAAGAATTTCATCAAGACCAACTTCAATAAGTCTGAAAATTAAATTCTTATTTTCACGATATTGTGCATATGTACCTGCAAGTTCATTCATTTCTTCTCTAAAAGTTTTGTCAAGGGCTTCATAAGTCAGATTCTTGTCGCCAAAAGCGAAATTTGTAGAAGGATTTAATGAAGCCTTAGCAGTAGCCTTAGCTAATGCGATTAATTCATTTCTTTCTAAAGCCATGATTATTTCCTCCTTATTACTGTACTCTTTGAAGTTTTACAGCATCTTGCTGATCAGCAAGGTGGTAAACCTTAACAACTTGGAAAGCCATACCACTACCTTTAGCATTAGCTTTCTTTAACCATCCATCATTATCAATAGTAACATAATTACCAACTGCAAGCTCTGGCATTGTAATTGTTGCATCGGGGCCTGTTACGGTAGCGTTACTAGCATTTCTAAAAGTATTTGTAGTAAAAATATCACCAACATTAATCTTTAAAAGTCTAGGATAGATAGTTCCATCAGACATATCTGCGGCATGCATAGCAAAATCCTTATATGCTTGACGTCTTTCGTCATAAAGTTTAACTTCATTAAACACCATCATCCATTCTACATCACCATCAATAGCAGCTCTTCCTGCGGCGTAGTTATATTTTAAAAACTGACCATTCTCAAGAGTAGCAGTAGGTGCATAAGTAGTAACTGCACTAGCACCTTCTCCTGTTGTAGTTCCAGTCATAGCAGGAAGCTGAGCATAGATCTGAGCTGTATATTGAGCAGATAAGTGATTAGGTTCTACCTGTCCATAGCCTTTTCTTGTCATATCAGCCATATTGAACAATCCTCCTATTAATCTAATTCATATCATAAATTTGATTCAACTCTTCTAACCCATTCAGGGATTGAATCTTCTGTGTCTTTAATATTAAAAGTGGTCACAGGTTCTTCTGTTTCCTTCTTTTCTTCTTCAAAATTTGAAGAATTTTCCAAATTGAAATTGACCTTTTTCTCAAAACAAATTACAGCAAGTTTAGATTTAATTTCATCTAAAGTATATTTTTCTTTGTTTTCAACAACTTCTTTTTTATCTGCTTCAGATAACATATAGAATTGATCAATAAGGTCGTCTTTTTGTTTCATTTCAATATTATGTTTAAAAAGTCTTAACTCTTTTACTTCATTTTCTAATGCATCAAAATCAGCTTTTAATTCATTATAACTATTTTCAAGAGCCGAATACTTTTTCTTCTTTTCTTCATCAGCATCTTCTTTATCATCTGCATCATCTTCAGCATCATCTTCTTTATCATCTGCTGCTGGCTTATCTTCTTTATCATCTTCCTAATCATCTTTCTTTACAAAATTTTCAGAAGTTGGTTCAGTATTTTCTGCATTTTCAAAAGAAGTTTCAGCATTTGCATTTTCACTAGATGAAGAATCTTGTGTGTCATTAGCTTCATTCGCAGTAAAAGTAGTTTCAGGCTTAGCCTGATTCTAATCTTCTACTGGAAGATTTTTTACATCTGCCACTGTATTGCCTCCTTTTAAAGCATACTTCAACTCTTCCATCATTGTGAAAAGAGTATGCTTAAATGTCTCATCTAAAGTAAATGTTTTGCTTACTTCAGGTGTTGTAATACCTGCGCCTTCAAAACAAGGCTAAATATCATTTCCTAAGATACAAAGTTTAGAAAATATTGCGTCATTAATAATAAAAAATTCCATATTATTTTTTGAATCAGTTGCCCAATGACCTTGTAAACTTTTTTCATCAATTTCCATTGATTGAGGTCTACCACCATCAAGTGCGGTCGCAGCCTCTTCATATTGACCGGTCCAGAGATAACCTGTAGTCATCATATAGGTTCTAGTTACAACATTTCCAAATTCATCTGTATCTTCAAAATCTTGAAACCAAACTTTTGCATCAGGAGAAACAAAACCATAAGGTTTAGTTAAAGTTTTAAAATGAATACCTTCTCCATCAAAAATAACCTGATCTCCGTGATCTAAGAAATCTTCTCTATCTTCTTTATAATAACCAACGATTGGAGCCCCACGTAATGTCTTTGCCATTTCTGTAGCTACGTCTTTAGTTATATAGCTACCGTTACGGTTCCCGCCTAAATAAAATACTTTAATCTCACAAGATGACATTAAAGGATTTATATCCAAAGGTTGTAAATTTATAAATTCAGGAGAACTTATAGTAGCAATACTTTGATGTGCTAAACTCATATTCCCTCCTTATATACTCTATAAGTTTTTAATAGTTTTTTCGCTCTTTTCATTATCTGCTTTTTCTGGGCGGCCCGCGCCTTCACCAGAACTTGTTCCACTATTACCTCGATTAATTGCAGATCTTTGTTGTAAAGCTTCTGCGTTCATAGTATTAGAAGTAAGTGGAGGAACAAATACACGAACAAGATCCAAAATATCATTTTCAAAGTAAGCGTTAGCTAAAACAGAACTTTGAGTTTGTCCTAATGCAACCTGCGGAAGCATTTTGCTATAACCCATTTGTGCCTGCTCTTTATATAATTTAGCTACATCTTTATAATTATAGATTGTTGTAGTTAAAAATTGCGCTTGATAATAACTCTTTTTTGGAGATTTATTAAAAGGAGAAATAATTAAATTTAAGAAACTTTCAAATTGAGTTAATAAATTATACATTGAAGCCTAGTCATTTAAAATAGAATTATTTAAAGCAGTATTTCCATCACTATTAAATTGTAACTGCGATACACCAGCTTCATTATATACTGTTCTTTCTACCTTTTGTAACTCATCCCGAGCATTTAAATTACCTTTATCTGACATATCAGCAACATCAACGTCAGCAAAAGTAGTTAATACATCAACCCCAATAGCACGACTTAACATACGAACGGCATTATTATGTAATTCTTGGGCTTCATCAACATCAAAAACTAAATCACCATTCTTGTCTAAAGGCATCTTTTGAATAATAATCTTTAATAATTTTTGAGCCATTTTTCTTCTATCTAAGTCCTGTGCTGCATCTAAATCTATAATAGCAGGAATCACGGAAATAAAAGCTGGAAAATCTTCTTCATGAATATTAAACTTAATTGTTGAACGAGGATCAAGTAAATACCATCCATATTCATCTCCAGGGAAAGTAGGTTTTAACTTACCATCTTTATATAATTTATAACCTTTTCTAAATTCCTATGGAAATAATTTTAAAACATTCTTTCTTTGCTCATCGTCATGAAACATGTCATTAAAATATCTCATGTTAAACTCAATAGCAGGACGATTATTTACTTTAAAACGAGTTCTACAATAATATGCAGGAAGTTCCTGAATTGCAACAGTGTCCGCCCTAGGGATAATATATCCATAATAACAACCATTGCGAATAACTTTTAAAGCAACCTCTCCACAAAACTTTTTAATTCCGAAAGCCTAACAATATCTTAATACTTTAAAAAAATTATTAAATTGTTTTTTTCTTTCTTTTGTTTCTGCCTCTGAATCAACACTTACTAATCCACTATCGGGATCACAAAGTCCTTCACACCCACCAATAAAAGGAGTTATAAACCAATCATACTTATATAAATAAGCCATATAACGACATAGCCGAGAATAAATACCACTTGTTTTATAAAAGAAATTAGAAATTTCTCTCATTTTAACAACATCTCCACTATTAATAGCTCTTAATACTTCTTTTTTATCTCCTAACCGAGGATTTATTCCTTTATAATCTCCAAGAGTAAGAATAGCATCATCAAGTTTCTTTACTCCAACTCTTATTTTTGAAAAATCATTTGAAACAAAATGTTCGTTGGCATCTTCTGCTAGGGCTAATCGAAACCCTTTTTTCTTAATTTCTAATTGTCTATCAATCAAAAGAAGCCACCTCTCTTATTAAAAATAATCTGCTAAATTCATAATATAATCATAAGTAATTTTATTCTCATCCCAATAAGGAATAAGTACCAATTTTATATTATGTTTTTTACAGTATTCACGCTTTTGCATATCATAATATTGCTGTTGTCTTAATCCATTCAATCCACCAAAAATACTTTTAGGTTTATAATGTTGAATACCTTGATATTCTAAAAGAAATTCAAGTTCTCCTTCATCATCAAAAACAGCAAAATCAAAACGCAAAGCGTGACCTCCTCTTCCAATTAAATCTGGAAAACTATACTCTTCTTTGAAATTCAACCCCGCATCTTTTAAAATATCCTATATTTTTATTTCCGCACGAGAACTTCTCATAAAAATATAATCTCCTTTCTTAATCATCTATAAATATATAATTTTTATTCATCATTTCTTATAACAAAATGTCCAATAAAATTAATGTTGAGAAAATAAAACCATTTTTGAAAAATCTCTATTCTTCCTCTTGTTTCTTCTTTCCTCTTCTTTTTTGATATAATATAATCCATAAACAAAAGCAGAGAATTTATCCTTTTTAATTCCTCTACTACTTTGTTTCAAAATAATATTTACACCTTGATTATCTTCAACTAAATTAAGTAATTGCTCTCTTAAAACGGTTGTTAAAGTAAAAGGTTGTAAATATTCATTTCTTTGGTTAACTGACATATTTTGTCCAACTTTAGACTACATCAATTTTGCTTTTGCTTCAGTTTCATTAATTAAAAACTTAATTTTTCCACTTGACATTTGAGTCTGAGCATAAGTATAAGCCTAAGTATTTATAGGTGCATTAGCCTTAATTTGAAATATTGCATCTTTCTAAACTTCATCTACACCTTTAAAATAAGACTTATACACACCTTCTTCATCATTTTCAATTCCAAAAGGAGGAAGAAAAATCCCATCATCTGTTTCTTGACCCTTTACCATAAAATCTAAAAGACCAATACCTAATCCATTCGTATCCAAAGCAATCTTTCGTGCTTTGTATTTATAATAAATTTCTTTTATATGAATAGCCTGCGCTTCAAAATGCTACGCTTCAAATGTATATAAATTAACAAGAGACTTGATAGATGCCCCTTGCGGTTGCGGGGTTACTTTATATACACATACCTAACTCGTACATCCTATACGACCTACGTCAACTCCAAGTACGTAGTACGCATTTTTTGAAGAGCGGCCGCTGTATTCTCTCTAAGGCTGGAGTAATACTCTATGTTTATCGAACTTCTAAGATGAGAAGAACGCGTTCTCTGCATCTCCTGACCACTTGCTTCGATATTCTCTGTCAAAAGAATCTTCATTAAACGTTCCTGATAGTTTTAATTGATCTACAAAGTCTTCATCCAATAGACCTTCCGCCACAGGAGTTTCAAATGTTCCACCTAAAATCATAACCTCTTCAGGCTCTAATAAACTACGTATTAAAAGTTCTATTAACTTATCATACGCAAATGAATTTCGCCATCCTGCGGTAGTAATATAAATTTGACTTTTATTAACTGTCTATTGATTATCTCTCGTTCCATCAGGAAGTAATCTATTAACGTTTGTTGTAGGAATAATAATCTAGTTTAATGCAGTTTGATCAATAAGAACACACTACTCCATTAAACCACCTGTTCTACGTTGTCCTCTCGAACTTTCTTTAGCTGCAAGAATACTTATACGAGAACTATTCTTAAATACATAATTAACATTATCTTTTGACTTTTTAGATATTCCTCTTTCCCAGTTTATTTCATTATTAAGTGCGGGGATCAAACGGCAAATTTCCTCAATTTTCGCTATCGTAATAGAGGCCGCCTGTTCCTTACCACCAGTTGTAACAAATAAATCAGATCCTGGGTAAAGAATACATCTTAACATTAATACCATCATAGAAAGAAACGATTTTGAATATGCACGAGGAAAGGTTGCATAAACATATCTATGACGCATAACTACCCGTAAGAATATCCGCTGATAAAAGAAAAACTTAAAAGTACTATCTGGTCCTTTCATATAATCTACTAAAAGATCGGGATACTCTCTAAAAAAAGAAATCAAATATCGAAGGTTATCTAGCTGTTCCATTACTCGCTATTCAGATAAACCTTGTTTTTTATTTTCATGTTCCTGGGATGAAGCTAGTATTGATTGTAAACTCATCTTGTTCTCCCTTCATCTCTTTTTCAGTTTTCTCTTGTTGCTATTTTAAAAATTTTTTATAGTATAAAATATCTTCATCTTGAAGCTAAAAGTTTTCTAATCCTTTGCTTTTTGCCTATTGTTCATCTTGTCTTTTTGATCTACTAGCTTTTAATTCTTTTAGATAATCTTCTATCTATCTAGCAATAGCAGAATCTTCATAGATCAAATCCCTATTATAAGTCTTTAAATCATTAATAATTATATCTACTTTATCTAAAGGCTATTTAATTTCAAAACGTGGGATTTTATGACCATATTTCTAACAAAAGGCAACTAACTAGCCAACAGAATCTATAAAATCATGTTTCTCTTCTTTATTCTGTGCAGCTGTAAATTTAGCGGACTTCCTTAATGCATCATAAACTCTAGATAATTTTTGATATCCTTCCAGGTCTCCGCAATCAAGTGCCTGATTCATTTTAAGAATAGTCTTACAAATAAAAATTAATGTATTTTTACTATCAGCATCTTGAATATCAAAAGAGTTCATCATGTCAGTATAGGTCTTTTCTAGTTCAACCCAATCCGCAATTCGATAAGTTCTACCCCATTTCATAGCAAGATATTGCTTATCTTCTAAAGTTAGATCATCAGCAATAGAAGGTAACTAATCCTAAGATAAAAACTGACTCTCATCAAACATATTATCCTATCCAATTGGATTTCTTACTTCTTCTTCTTTATCTTTTTTCTTAGCAATTAGTTCCTAATTTTTTCTTTGTTGATCTACACTCGTTAATGTGCGGTATTGCGCTTCAGAGATAACACCATCCTAGAAATCTT